TTCTGGATTTTTGTATTCATTTATTTTGATTTTATAGTTAACAATTCTGCTCTTACGTTTTGGAACACTTCGTTAAATGTAGCACGTTGCGCTGGTTGTATTGTTTTAGCGATTCTAAGCGACTTTAATCTACTCGCTGGTATAAATACATTCTCAATATTAGAAGTGTCGTTAGAAGCGTTAAAAAACGCATGTATCTTTTTATTGTTATTCATGTCTATGAGTATTTGTGTAATCGTTCGTAATCTCTCATTGAGTCGAATTCCATGTCCTCGTTGCATGGTTCGCTCTCTGGTATCTCTCTAATTTCTCGCTCAATGTCGTCTGTTAAGTATTCAGTTAGATTCATGTCCTCGAAGAATTCACTTCCTATTTTCCACAGGTTAGTCTTAGTACATTTCTCAGCGCTTGCTATATGCTCGTCATCATCGTTATAGATTTCTACACAGTCATCCTCTTGCTTACCTACTAGCTCAGTTCCCTCTGAGAATAGAACTTCTTTATAAGTTCCGCCTTGAGCTTTCCAGATAGTAGCCTCATCAATTGCAGCTGTTGCCTTTACGATTCCGCTTTCGTTTGATAATACAAATATTGTCATAATTTCTAAGTGTTTAGATGGGGATCATTCGCCACCCTTGTTAATACAGTTTCTATAAATTAGCACCTGTTAAATCAGCACCTCTTAAATCAGCATATCTTAAATCAGCATTTGTTAAATTAGCATATCTTAAATAAGTACCGTATAAATCAGCACCTGTTAAATTAGCACGTTCTAAATCAGCTTTTCTTAAATAAGAACCTTCTAAATTAGCTTCTCTTAAATAAGCACCTCTTAAATCAGCACCTTCTAAATTAGCATCTCTTAAATAAGCACCTTCTAAATTAGCATCTCTTAAATAAGCACCTTCTAAATTAGCACATTCTAAATTAGCATTTGTTAAATCAGCACCCTCACTTACTGCTTTCTCCAATGTTATTGTGATAGTGTTGTTGTCACAAGTATGGGTGAATAATACCTTGTCTTCTCTATCTTTAATTTTAATTGTCTTCATAGTTATTTTGTTTTTTGTTTCTACAAATATAAGTACAATGTTTATATCTCACAAGTTTTAAACAGTTTTTTTTTTATTTTTTTTTTGATACAAAGAAAAAGCCCCCATTTCTGAGGGCTTAAACAAACAATTAAAAAAACCTAACTAAATTATGAAGTACAAATATATCAATAAAAATGAGTTAATCTAGCAACTTGTCCAAATTCTTTTGAATGTATAAACGCTTCTACTGCTTCTTTGCTTATATATCCGTTTCTATAATGCCATGAGTCTGCTGGGCTTGGACTTCTTAGAGTCTCTACTGTGACGTTTATAAAATCCTTACTCGATTTGTGGTGAACATGATGAGTATAAAAGTATCTATGTTCTGCATCTGCCCAATGTTCTTTGGCTTCTACGCTCATAAGGCTACCAAGATTGTGCTGCTTTGCTCCATCTCCATGAGTCGTGCCAATTAACGAGTTACCATATACTGAGTACTTACGATGAGCTATTGAACAGTCAAATGTAATATTCTTAGAAGTGTGGAAGTGAGCCTCAATAGTCTGAGCTAAGAAAAACCCAGACTGATAATCATGGTTCGATGGATTGAATATAAACTCAACATCTGCCACTTGCATAAGCATTTCTAATATGTCTATGTATAGCTTCTTAGCCGTAAGAAAGTTATCGTACCACATACCAGAAGTGTCTTGAGGAGTTCCGCTGGTTGTGGTTCGTCTAGGTGTGTCGGTGTGTAGTATATCATTACCACCGATAAACATTATTTTGTCAATGTTGAAGCCGTTAGATTTGTCTAGTAAACCCTCAACTCCTTCAAGTACTCTCTTTACTGCTATGTTTTGATTGTAGTCTATACCAGTTTCATAAGCTGTGCAGAGTTTACCGATATGTATGTCTGCTGGATCTATGATCAACAAGTGCCCATCTTTAGACTTCTTACGTTTTATAGTTGGGTATTTAGGTGCGTAATCTCTGAACTCTTCTAGAAGCTCATCTCGCATCTTCTCAATACCTATTTGCTCTGGCGTTTTGTAGTTAGGATTCTTAAAGTATAGACTAGCTTCGTCTGATTTAATCCAGCCACTTTTAACGCTATCAACATCTAACCCAGCAGCTTCTGCTTCATCTTTGATTCTTCTAAATTGCTCAAGTACTTTAACCTCATCCTCTCGAAGTCTGTATCGTCTTGAACTTTTACTGCTTTCTTCAGCTCTTTCGTGAGCTGGTTTGTTAGTTCTTTTGTCTCGTTTTTTCATATAGATAAATTATTACAATTCCCAGCAATATAAGAAAAATAATTAACTTGTTCCATAACTTGCTGTCTGCCTTTGCTATATGCTTTGCAGTTTTCTTGTCTTGAAGCTCTAGTTTATAGTCTCTTTTGTCTTCTGTTTTCTGCTTTCTGTATTCTCTTCTTTTGTCTTTACGAGTAATGTACCGAACCTCTCCTTCTTTAGTTATTACCTTCTCAATAATCTTAGTAATCTCTATGTACACAGTATCGTTCTGTATGTAATTACTATCTACTACTGTATTTGTTTGTACTGTGTCGCTTGTTTCTGTGAATGTTGCACCCTTTTTAATAGCTTTGTTGGTGTGTTTCTTAGCCTTGTTTATATGGTACTGAGGACTACACGAAGCAATTAGCATCGTTACAATTAATATGTATCTCATAGCTGTTATTTTGGTGCGTATTCCTTAGAGAAGTTCTCTAGTCTTCTTAGCCATCCTCTTAGAAAGCGTTGGTTATTGGTGTACCTTTGTCTAGCTGTTTGGCTTTTAGCGTTTCTAGGAGTAGTAATGTAGTGAAAAAACAAACGTCTAGCCTCTACACATTTTGCGAATAGTTCTTTTTCATCTGCTTCGTTGATTGCTGCTAGTGTATTCTTTCCTATGATACCATCTCTAGTAACTCCTAGAACTCTCTGCATTTGTTTTATAGCTGTTTTAGCACCAGAACCCCAAGCCCAAGATACTAAACAGTCTGCAATACTTTGTAGTTCTATATCGTCACCTTTTACAGCATCCCAGTATTTAGACTTGAAGATTAATCCCCAGTCTTCGTGATTCATTTCTAAGAATCTTTCTACCTCATCTTTGCCAAATACTCCTACCCAAGCCTTGTAAGTTACTCCCTTGTTTGTGTGAATACCATCTACTCCGCAAGTGTAACTACTAGCTGAGTCTTTAACGTCTGAACTTGTACCGCCTTCCCACTTGTAAAAGAAAGGAACTATATTATTATGATTTGCCATTGTTAATCTTTTTTATTGATTCGTAAATATTACCACCAGCTAGAAAAGACAAAAAGGTTAAAAGTTCAGCCAGTACAAACTCGAAGTTTTCGTAAGTTGTATAGATGAAGCATAGAGGAGTAACTAGTATAGTAATCACATAAAGAAAGACTGCCCTTTTAGATGACCTCTTTACTATTACGGATATATGTCTAAATAGTTTCCTCACTCTTTTAGCTTCTTCTTTTTTATTTTGTTGTCTAGTATTTGACCTTTAATTCTGTGATACAAAAATATTGCACCACCAATAGCAAGAGCAAACTGTAAAAAGTTGTTGATGTCATCAAATGTAAGCCACTCGTATATCTTTATGAAACCAGTAGCAACCAGAGAGAATATCCCTCCTATGTTTGCCTCTTCGCTATTCATTAGGTCTTTCATTAGATTTCGTACTGCTTCAAGCCGTCTAAAGCTCTTAACATTAGGTTGCCTTCTCCTTCGTAGTTTAAATTTTCTACTGGGATATTTGCTAACTCAACTCCGTATAGTTTAGCGTTGTCTGTTTCTAGCGTTACGTTTAAGCTAATCTCGTTACGCAAAGCATGAACTATAATAGAATCAGAATCTACTGTTATTGTAGGCTCTACTATTTCAGAGTTAAATTGTGGAAATTTGTAAGTTGCCATTTTTCTATCCTTTTAGTTCGTTAAGTTCAGCGTATATCTTCAAAAGTTCCGCTTCTTTTTCTGCAATTAATTCTTCACTTGTCGGTTCATTTACTTCGATGAATTTCACTTCTACAAGCCCGTTGTCGTCATATATTTCTTGTCTAATTTGTGTCATAATTTTTTAAGATTTTCTAAGTGTTATCATTGCAACTCTACTACTTGAGTAAGTGGAGGATGTAAGATTTGGCATCGTTGAGGGCAACGAATTAAAATTTGAATTATAACGATAACTTTGATATTTTTGAGTTGTGTTAGAATTTGCTATTATTGGAAATAAAGGGTATTGTTGAGAAGTATCATACGCCCTCACTTGAATATTGCCATTTGAAACAGTAGAAATCCAATAAGTTTCGTTTGCATTAAATGTAAAACTTAATCCCGTTAAAAGTTTGTTACCAGTTGTATCTGCTGAAACAGTTGCACTCTCAAATAGTTTTGTGTTTGGTTGACCGTTAGCATCCGAATATATCACTACTTTTAAAAGTCCACCAGCAAGGGCAGTTTGAACAGTTACAAAACTAATCGCGTTAATTTGTAAGTCATAAGCTGGTCTAAATGCCGTTAAGAGTAATTGACCACTATTGAGGTTAGTTAAATTTGAAGCTGAATTCCCATTTATTCCAATACCATAAAAACTATTGGATTTAGGTTCGATTAAAATTTGTGTTGCGGGCGCACCGCCACCGCCTGAAATAGCTAAATCACCACTTCCTAAAACCGAATTTCCGTTGATTGTTTTTATGTTTGTTGCACTTACTAAGGTGTCTTGCTTGTCATCAAGTTCACTTTGCAAATCTGTTTGAGTTGATAAAGTTCCAGTAATACCACCCCATGCTGCTCCGCTACCGCCCGAAGCTGGACTAAAACCCGTATTCTCTCGTAAGAAAGTTCTTAGAGTTGCCTCAGTATAAGATACTGCTGAGTCATCTACCCAGTTACTAGAATCTGCATAAGAGATAACTAATTGGTCATCTTCAATAAGTCCCTCAGTTAATCTAAATACGCTGTTATATTCATCGTAAACTGTTTTTCCTATTGGGAATAGTCTTGAGTTGTTATCTGCGTCTACTGTTACTATGTAGTTTCCAGACTTGTAAATTTCTTTTGCCATTGTTTTTTTGTTTATATTTTTATGTTAATGTTGTTCCTGATACTGTAAAGTTTCTGACTGGAATGTAATTAAATGTTCCCGTTTTTGTGTAATTTTGCAGTTGCCCATCTGAATTTCTTCCCCACAATATTCTTGTACTTTGACCCGGAACAGCTGTAGAAGTGTAGAAAAAAGAGGCTGTAAAGTTAAATGGGGAATAGTTCAGAACATTGTATGATTGGTAGTTATATATATTAATCATCTCCTTAGCATTTGCCAATCTCCATCCGCTCGAATACGAACCCGATGAATAAGCCAAACAATTATCAATCGCATCGTCCCACGTTGCTTGTTGATTAACTCTTGAATATCCTAAAACATCCGTACCGTTATAAGTAGACCAATCAATAACAATGTTATTTGTGTAAGTCTGACCGCCTAATTCATCCGTAAATCTATTAGTGTTTCCGAAAGGATTGTTACTAGCAAGAGTTAGAAAATCTGTTGCTCTTCCAGCTTCTATATCACCATCATCGCCAGTACGATAAGATACTGTCTGTCCAGTCTTCATTAAAGTTGCTCCAACAGAACCACCTCCTCCGCCACCACCAGCTGCTTGTGCTTTTATATAATAAGTCTCTTGTACCATATTACAGTTTAGTTGCGTTTAATCTTATTACAGCAGCTATATCAACGTCTACTGTTATTGCTCTTCCAGCTATGATAGTATCTCCTAAAGTGTAAGCAGCTCCAGACACTTGTATTGTAGTAGTTGGAGAAGCTAGAATATTTGTAACGCTATCAATTGACATTTCAAAAGGTGCGTAAAAATCAACAGTTTGAGCGTCTACTAATTCAACTACAAATTCTGGCTTTGACTGTATGTAGGTTTTTACATCAGCAGTACTAGCTTGAATAGTAGTAAAAGAAGTATCTATATCTCCTTGAGCTACTGCAAATAAATCTGTATCCTCTAAAGGTGTTCCAGTTGGTAAGTTACTTATTCTGCTGTCTGCCATTGTTAATCTTTTTTATCGCTTTCTTTAGCTTAATTATGTTCTTCTTTTTTACTTTGTATTTCATTATAAAAACCAGTTCGTAAAATTAACGTCTTTGTCTGGGTACATATCTCCGTTACTGTTGCTGTTGTATTCTGGATATAACGTAGAATTGTTACACATATAATCTGTGAATCTCTTAGCATAGTGTTCTGCTATGCTTCGCTCTTTGTTTACTAAAAAGTCTACTTCGTTTTTCTCTACTGTTTGAGAGTTCTCAGAGTTGTGTTTATATACTCCCTTGTTAGCGATTGTGTAAGCTGCGAAAGGTAAGTATTCTACCATTCCGAAATGGATAACCATTGGCTTTATATAGTCAGTTACAAGGCTTAAATAGTTACCGCTAAGCGTACCAGCTACGATGTCATTATTAATCTTATCAAATAAATCAGTACCGAGATAATTTTGTATATGTATATCCTGAGCAATCTTTACAAATTGAATGAATTTATCTGTATCTACATTGCCATTTAAAGCTGTGAACTTTGCAATGTCTTTGGTTGTTATAAATAGTGCTTGTGCCATGTTTATCTTACGTCTGATGGTAAATTTTCATTATTAGGACTAAAGCCTTTTAACGGCATATCGTTTGGCTTCATAGAAACCTCTCTTTCATTTACTGGATTGTATCCGAACTTTCTAGCTTTGCCAGTACTTACAGTTGGAGCTAATGGACTGTTAGCGTCAATCGTTCTTGACTTAGACATATAAGTACGTCTTTCCCACTTATGACGGCATCGAGGCCCGCCCTTATATAACCAGATTGAGTACGTATCCGCTCCGAACTCTCCAAAGCCTTTGTTTACTACTTGAGTTCCTCCCTCCTCAGGAGTTCCCATCATCATAATGTCCTCTTTTCTGTAAATCTTATTTAAAGACATCATCTTATTACAGAACTCACGCTGTCCAGAGCCTTCTCCTACATACTTGTACCTTACTTTAAAGTAGTTACCGTCCACTTGCTTGTCTTGTGCGCTCTGTGCGTTCGGTCTAGCCGTTCCAGTACTCGCCAATTTAATAAGTGCGTTTTTAACTTTGTCGATTGTAGACTGTCCGAAGTCATTGAACTGCTTGTCTAGCTCTTCCTCTTCATCGTAGTTAACCTCTCTTGAGTCGATTAACTCCCAGTCTTCGCTTTCCTCTTCTCCTAAAGTATCTAAGAAGCTTGTAAGTTTAGTATTATCTTCTAATACTGTTTCTACTTCTTCTCTTGTCTGTAAAAGGTTAAGATTCTCAAAGTATAGTTTTAAAGATATTCCGTTAAATGCTAGTATCTCATCAATTGCATCTATTAAAAGTTCTTGGTGTGGTTTTACTGTCTGATTGTAGAAGAACTTTGTAGCTACTTCTATCTCATCTCCATTAGAGCTAAATCCGCTGTTTGCTGTCGTTATTCCTACAATCATTGGACTAACTACATTGTGGTTATTTAGTATCTTAGATTGTGCCTCAGTACTCAGATAGCTGAAATGTTCTGGTGCGTTGTCTAGCGGTATATCTTCGACTGTTGTTTTCTCTTCTTGGTTGTCGTTAAAAGCTATAATTACCTTATCGCCTTGCGCTCCAGTTAACTGACCTTTTACTTTGTTAGCTATCAGTCGCTGTTGCTCTTCGCTTGGAGTACCTGAGTTAAAGTTGACTACCTTAGTTCCAGAGAAGCCGTTCTGAGTATCGTTAATTAAGTAGTTGCTTATTTCTTCCTCAAGTACACAATAAGGTATACACGCTTGGTAGTCTACCTCTGAAAAGTATTTAAGGTCAATTGAGTCTTTACCATAAACCAAAAACTCGATAGGCTCTTTTGAAGTTCCGAAAGCTGGTATCCTTTTAGGTGGAAATTTCTTAGTATCTGACCAGTTATCTGAGTAGTAGTACGCCTCTATCTCTCCATCTTCGTTACATTTTGCTGGGCGAACGTGTTTAGTCTTTACAGCTTCCACTCTAATTACTTTAGTATGCTTTTCATCAAAGATACATTGTAACACTCCACAGCCTAGCATATACTCATTTAAAGCTAAAGCTCTTAACGTCTTAGGCTTAAAAAGTGATTTCATTTGTGCGAACTCGTTAGGCTTTTTTGAAGCGTTTGAAGCGTTCAATCCTTTGCCGTAAATTAACCGAGCTACGTTATTGATAATTGAGTTGTTCGTTGTACTGTTTTTGTATCTGTCAATTAAAAAATCATAGTGAAGATTGTCAATCCCATATTCTACCCAGTCATTTTTTGAATCTTCTATAATGTCTGGCTGTGAATAGGTCGAAAGTTCTAAAATATGTATGTTCTTTTTGTCGCTCATTAGTCAATAATTACAAATTCGTTGTTTGTCTCATTCTGTACGTACTCATCTTTGTTAATAGTGTAGTCTTTTACTACTTGATTTGTGCAGAATATCTTGTCCTTATATACTACGTCTGTTCCGTTTAAAACTGTCAGAGTATAAAACCTACCTTCTACGAGAGTAAGTACCTCAGAAACGCTTAAATAGTATCTATCTACTACTGGAGTAATAGCTATTGTGTCGCTTGTGTTTTCTGCTTCATCAGTTATAACCATACTATCTGCGCTTAAAGTTCGTGGTATAAACTTAAACGATTGAGATAGTAAAGACTCACGTAGTATAATCATACTTATATAACTAAAAAAAAAGAATTTGTTTTAAATAAAAAAACCCCTACCAAAAGGCAAGGGCTTTAAAAGATTGTTTTGTTGATTATGAGTTAATAACCAATCCAGCCGTTACAAGTCCAGCCTCGTCTGTTGCTTCAAAGAAATTTGCAGGAATACGCTCTTGTGCAGTAAGAGTGATATTGTATCCTGAGGCGTCACCAAATGCAGCCCCTGTTGATATAGTACCACCAGTTACCTCTGCTCCATGCTCTAGACCACAGTAAAAGAAATTGTTGTTGTGGTCTTTTACAATGATATGAGGGCGACCGAAAGACAACAATTTAACTTCTTTGTGAGTAGCTAAATCTTGCTTCTTTAGAGACAAGTTCAACACTTGCTCGAAGAAAGTAGTACCGTTATCTCTTGAGCTTGTAATAGTTTGCTCGAAAGAAGAAGTACCTTTCAATTCGTATTTGTAGCAGTCGATACCAGTTCCTAGAGTTTCGATAACGTCTGTATTTGTTGTATCGTAAACGATACCAGAAAGAGGAGCATCTTCGTAATTGATGAAGTAAATTGCATCCAATCCACCTACTACATCTTTACAAGGCTCTATTCTGCCTAATGATAAGTCACATGACATATTTTTAAAGTTTTATATAAAAAAAAGGGAAGGCATTTTACCTCCCCTCTTTTTATTGGTTAATAATTAATTCTTAGATTCCGTAAGTTACAACGTCACCAGCGAAAGCGTACTGAACTCCAGCAGTCATTCTCATGATTACACGTACATTTTGTGAACCATCCAAATCGCTCATGTCCAAAACTTTCACTTCTTGTGAATCAGAAGCCAAACCAGTACCGAAGTACAAGTTATCTTTAGTAGTACAGATAGCTGTATCGTCAGACATTCCGTTACACATGAACAATGGAATACCATCGAACATTAAATCTCCGAACATTTGGTTGTTACCTTGTGCGTTAACACCAGCTGCTCCAAGTCCGTTAGCTCCGAATCCACCAAGTGAACGTACATAAGCTCTGTAAACGTTAGAAGAAACGTAAAGAGTAAGTCCTTCCTCTCCGTACAAACGTGTAGGAATTGCGTCTACTACTTTTCCAAGTTCAGCGATTACGTTACCAGCGTCAACTCCTCCAGCGATTGCTGCGATTTGCTGTCCAGCTGGAAGCTCAGCCTCTGCTGCTAACAAAGTTTCGAAACCATCGAATTCTCCAGCGTTAGCGTTAACTCCAGACCAGATGTTTTGCTCCATCTTACCAGCTACTTTAGCTGCTACGTGTCCAATTAAGAAATCAGCGAAAGATGCCGGAAGCTCATCGAATGCAGAATATCCCATTTCGATTGCATCCCAATCTGAACGGAAATCTGCCTTACAAAGTTGCAAGTTTAATTGGAAAGTTTCTGGCTCAAGAATCTTCTCATCCAAAGTAAGTGTAGAAGTTGCTGAGAAGTCACAAGAACCATCTGCTAACAAATCGTCAGTAGATACTCTTTTCAATACTTCTTTGTACTTTACGTTTGGCTTTACTGTAATACCGCCATTCTCAATAGTGTTAGCGCTCAATAACGCTGCTGCTACATATCCAGCTGCTTTTTCTCCAGCGTATGTAGTTGTAATGTTTGTTGTTGTTGCCATTTTTGTTGTTTATTAAAAAAATTATTATTTATTCAATTTTGCTATTTTACTCATTACAGAATCAGTAGTACCTCTCTTTCTTTTGTTTCCGAAAGTGTGTAGTTTTACTTCTGCTTTTGGCTCTGGATTGTGAGTGATAGGCTTAACCTCTGAAAGCTCTACTTCCTCAGTTACCTCTTCTTCTACCTCTTCAACTTTTGTTGATGCTTCAAGCTGTGATTTAAGCTCTGTAATTTCAGCAGTCAACGCTTCGATTAGTGCGCTTTCTTTTGAGAACTTAGTTTCTTTAACTACTGACTCAATGATAGATTTAGCTGGTCGTACTTCCTCAGATGCCTCAACTTCTTCTGCTGGTTCTTCTGTAACTTCCTCCGATACTTCTTCTGTTGGCTCTTCTGCTTCTTCTTCAACTTCTACCATTTCAGAAATAACTCCTTCTTCTGCTACTTTGAACGCTCTACCATCTTCGAGTTCGTAAGCTTCTCCTTCTCCAGATACTGGAACTGGAATAAGTTGCTCGTCTTCTGTTTTTACCATTACTGCTGCACCAGCTTCGAAGTCTGGAGTAGCTTCAATCATTGTAACGCCATCTTTTAACTTAGCCTCAGCTAGTTTAATCTCTTCGGCTTTCAAGCCTACTGCTTTTAAAATTGTATTAATTTGCTCTTTCATTTGTTGGATATTTAACTATATAACTACTTATTATTGATTTGTTTTATTTTTAACTGCTTACGTTGATAATAGTACGCTCAGTATTTACGTTTACAACATTGCTCACGCCTTGATTAACTAGAGAACCTATACGCTGTCCAGTTAACTTTTCGTACTCCTCTGCTGTTAGCTTTGTAGCGTATTTCTTTTTACGTCTCATTTACTTAGATTCAATAATATTTTTAATCTGTTCTACTATGTCTTTAAGCTCAGACTTGTTATCTATGGACTTTAGTTTATCAATCGCCCAGTTAATGCCAGAAGCTCCACCCCATCCAAGCCAAGCTACTCTACCTTTATCTTTCCATGGAGTATCTTTAAACTCTTCGCTTACTTCTGCGTTCTTTTCGTGACGTTTAAAAGATGCCATTCTAGCAATTGTATCTCTTGTGATATTTTCTCCCTTTGCTAATTGGTTTGCACGAGTCCAGCCTATTCTTGTCATTCCTTGTACCTCATCTCCGTACTCATCTCTCCACTTTAAAACTTTCTTAGCGTTGTTCTTTGCGCTTTGCGGATAGTCGTTATATGATTCAAGCTCTACCTCTTCATTCATTTGCAAAGCCTCAAAGCCTTGAAAGATTGCTTCTATACTGAAACCTTTGTAAGTACCATCTTTTGCCTTGCTGTACTCTGAATCACTTAGTGACATCATTACTACCCACTCTCCACCTTTAGGCTCAAGTCCGTACATATTAGCCTTGTCGTTATCTTTGTCTTCTACTATCCAGCTCTCAATAACGCAGCAGTCTTTTACCGGCTTCTCGTGTTCGCTTGTTACGTTGTTTAGGTTTAAGTTCTTCATGTACAATTCAGCAGCTTTAGAAACTGTCTCTTTTGACATTATGATATTGAACTGCTTACCATCTTTAACTCTAGGTATTTCAAGGTCTGGAATTAAAGCGTATCCTACTACTACTTTTCTCTCTTCATCAATAGTCTTTAATTCTACTGTGAACTTGTTAGCGTCTTCCTCAGATAGTGCTATAAAGTCCTCCATGATAGCTGGATTTTCTACTAGCGAAATTGCGAATACTCCATCTTCGTCTTCGTCTTTGATAAATAGTTCTATAGTCTGCATATTTATTTAACTAGTTTTTTGTGTTTTGTTTTAAATTCTTTTGTTATATTTGCATCTGCTATTGAGAGCAAAATTTAATTTAATTTATTTATTTATGTTCCCTTAGTTTCTTTAAGGTTAGGTATTAGGGTAGGCGTGGTTTCCTACCCTTTTTTTATAGTGTCGCTGTTTCTACTTTATTTCTATCTAAGCTCTGCTGAGTTGTAACCTCAGAACCTACTACAAACGCTTGTATAGGTTGTTGTCCTTGATTGCCTAAAGTCTCAGCTAATTGATTTACTCCAGAATTACCTACTACGTTGAAACTCGCTGGCTGTGATGATGGAGTAGATACGCTACCACTTGGAGCAGTTGGACTACTACCAGCAGCACCGCCTTGAAACTTACTTTTTGCTATTGTAGCAATTTGAGCCGCACCAGTAGCTGCTACTATTCCAGCCTTTACAAAGTTAGCACCAGTCAAAGCATCTTGAGGAACTGATAGTTGAGCCATTACACCTTGAGCCGTACTTATTACTGCTTGAGCTATACCAACTGCTTTATTAACTTTAAACGCTCTCTCTGCTGACTTCTCATCATCTTTAGCGAATGCAGTTGCTAGGTCTCCCAAAGCTCCGAAAGTTTCAGAAGCTAAACTTAATCTTTGGTCTGCTAAGTCTCTCTTTCTTTGTGCTTCCTCTTCATCGTATTCTTTTAGATACTTTTGAGTTTGTTCTTCTGTTTTCCTTTTTGCTACTGCTGCATCTATATTCGCTGTTTCTTCTGTTAAGTCGGCTTGTTTTCTTAAAGGTATTTCTTCTTCTCTATATTTAGCTCTTATTTCAGCTAACTTTTTTTCTAGTTCGTCTGCCTTTAATATTTTAATTTGGTTCTTCTGGTCTTCTGTTCCTACTATGTTTTCTATGTCTCTCTCGTGCTTTGTTTTTGCTTTTGCTATTTCTCTTTGTTCATCGTCTTCAATAGCTTGGTTTGTTAAGTCTTCTATTTGCTTTCTTGCAGCTTCCTTTTTTTGTAAGAATTCTTTGTATCTATCTTGTCTAGCTTTGTAATCTGCCTCTTCGTCTTTTCTATTATTCTCTCTATTCTTAGATAATATTATTTCTAATTCAGTATTTAGCTCTATCTTTTTTGTGTTATATTCGTTGTTTAAAAGAATTAATTGTTCGTTTTCTTTTCTTCTGGCTTTCATCTTTTGATTAATGCTATCGCCAAGCTCGTACTCTTCTTCTTTGTAAGCCTTTCTTCTTCTTTTAGCTGCATCATTATAAAAGTCTTTGTTAGCTTTAATTCTATCAACTCTTTCTTTTTCTTCGGCTTCTGCGTTTTTTAACCTTTGCTGTATTCGTTGTACTTCAAATCCAAGTTCAACATCTCTAAGTAGTTCAGCATCCGCTCCTTTTTCTTTTAGAAGTTGAATTTCTTTTTTAATACTAGCCTCTAGTTCTCTACTAGCTTCTTCTGCGTTTTTCTTTCGTCTATTAGACAGCTTATCCATCTTCTCAATCTGCCTATCAAAACTTGCGTTTAGTTTTTCATTTTGCGCTTCTAAGTCTTCAGAGCTAGAGAAAAACCAAGCAAATGCTCCGACAACAGCAGTAATAGCAGTCACCAACAAAAATAAAGGATTTGCGTTTACTACTGCATTAAAGATTCTCATTCCAACAGTAGCTACTTTAGTAGCAGCCGTAGCTGCTGTTTGTACTGCTGTTTGTCTTATAGTTGCAAGTGTTAATTTTTTATCCCCCTTTGCTTGTAGGTTTGTTAATACAGTTCTTACTTTTAAACCTAGTGCTGTCTCATCACTTAAAGCATTGGCAACAGCGTTAACACTATTTAGGATTGACTGTACAGCCATTAGCTTTTGAATGCTCTTAGTTACCTCTTCATTCTCAGAACCAAATAAAGCAGCCGCACCCATTGCACCTTGAGCAGCTCCTCCAATCGCTTGAAATGCTTGAACACCTAATTGCAATCTTGGAAAGTCTGCCGACATACTACGAACCGCAGCCTTAGCGTTATTCATTTGGTCTCTTAGTACACCAGCCTCTTTTGCTAACTTCTGAAACTGTGGACTGTTAACATCTCCGATATCTGCTAACTCATCCTCAAGCTCTCTTAATCTAGTCTTTGTATTCTTAGCAGCTTGAGCTGTTTTGTCAAGTTCTTTGTTTAGCTTTTTAGCATTCTCTCCAGATAGATTTTTCTTTGCGCTTTTCCCAATAGCGTCAATGTCTTTTTTTATTTCTTTTAAATCCTTATCCGCTTTTTTGCTGTTGCTTTTAATATCTATTTCAACGGTCTTTTTTACTGCCATGCTTTCTCTCTTTTAATCTGTTTAGACTTCTCTTTAATTGATTTGCTTATCTTGTGCTTTCCTTTTGCTATGTCTATTAGTTCGCTCTCTCCGTAGAAGTCTGAGACTTTTAACATCTGTATTAATAAATCTATCATAGTAGTATATTGTCAAAGTTTTCTTGTAGTATTGAACCATCACTTTCTGTGAGTAGTTTGTCACTATATGCCTCTTGCGTTACTACAAGCGTTCTAGTCCACGCTAACGAACCATCTGCATAGTAAGAGGAGTATATTATAGTCTGAGTTCTATCTTGTCCAGTAGTGTTGGCTGGTGCTGTTATTGTCCAAATCTGTTCTCCAGTTACTCTAGTAGATGGAAGCGGAATAGATGAGGTAATAAATGGAGCTTCTATTGGTGCTTGAAAATCTGTATAGCCTCCGTTTTTATTTTTGACTGGAACGTATATTGTACCTCCTACATCTGGTATAGGCGGAGGCGTTGGTTGTAGCGTTCTCTCATCTACAAAGTCACTAACTAGAACCATCTTTACAATTCCGCTTGTTAGATCGCTTGTCATGTCGTTAATTCTGTACTTCTTATCTCTTACTATAATCGCATCGTCTAGAGTTAACTTAGTCAGAATCTCAAGAGGAAGCATACACTCTAGCGATACTTTTCTACTTTTGGTATTGAATAAGTTTACAATGTAAGATTGATAATAAGTCTGGTACAAGCTGTTTGTTACTACGTTGTTGGATAGTGAGCTTACCTCCTCTCCAAAGTTTATAGAGTACTCAGCGTTATTGTACTGTATCTCTTGACCGAATGGCATATAAGAAGATACCAGGTTATTACTAGTTCCATCGTTGAAATAGAATTGACATACTTTAGAATCTTGTAAATACAGCTTTACTGGTTTTGGTATGTACGGCTTTACTGGTACAGTAGGCTCTTCTAAGCAGTAAGATACTTGCAAGTTTCCGTTAATAGTATCGAAGTTTGTAAAAAGCAAAGTTTCAAAAGGTAGCTTAACTTCGTACTTGCCACCATCGTTATTAAATACTTCTTTTAGGTTTCCGTACTGTCTAGCGTTTATACCCTCAAAAGCATCGTTTAAAAACGCCTTACTTTTTACATATTCAAAGTTGATTTCGTTGTACAGTTTTAAGCGGTCTACTTGTATCGTATCTGTGTTTACATACTTAGTGATGTCGATAACATCTCCAGCAGCGTACCAGTCTTCTAATGGCTCAACCTGATAAGTCTTTTCTTCATCCAAAGGATAGCAAGTTAAATTGAACTGCTTTAGAGTACCAGCCAACCAGTCTGTAACTTTCATGTCTGGAGCTGTTGTTGTTAGATTTAGAGTTCCACTTGTAAGTAGTCCAGTAGTTGTGTAGTTGCAAGTTTCTGTTAAATAGTTACTGCCTTGAGGAATTCCAAAACTACCAAAGGTGTACAATCCTTGAAAAGTGTACTGTATATTAAAGTCAAAACTCATAGCGCCTATACTTCTAAATTGAAACGTGTACTCATCATCTAATCCAGTAGAGTTGTTTTGTACAACAACATCTTGTACAATACTATTTGAGCCACTTATAGTGTTTATTAGAGTTCCGTTCTTGTAAACATCAACAAAGAAATTACTACTTGTAGAGGTGTTAAATACTGCTATTTTTATTTTGTGAATAAACGAATTATAAACCCAATCTATAAAACTTGGACTTACAACAAAAGGAGTAGTATTTAAATTTATATATTCAACATTCACAACATTAGTACCTACTGCGTTTGGAATATTAGTAGTACATGAAGTATTAAGAGGATTGAAAGTTATATCTATTGGCTCAGAAGTAAAGTTTGGATTATTGCTATTTTTCCACCAAGTATAAGACTTCTTAAAACGCTGGTCTGTTAAAAAGTTACCTTGAAAAGTTACGTTAAAAGTGTCCTCTATAATATCCATTATTTTAGCATCGCTAACTGCTGGGAATAGTTCTTGATAGTTTACTGCTTGAGTTGGTAAGTCTATACCGCTTCCATCGTTGTAAGTCCAGATTCTGTCTGAACTAATTAAAGGAAAACGTATATCTCTAAACGTAGGGTCTGTGATTGAGTCTTGAACATCTGAACCGCTGTAATTTTGTGATATACTAGAATAGTCCAAATCTCTTAGCTTTGCCTCTCCTATGACATCTTTAAGCGTTACCACATCTCCATAAAAAGTAACCTTGTACGATTCTATTTGGTTGTTCTTTATCGTTGTACCTTCAAGCTGTAGCTTTCCTTTTCTGAACTTATTAAAGTCTATCTCTATTCTTGCATCTACTCTCGTATTGGCATCAAAGCTATCGTTATCGTTATTGTAGTAGAACCCAAATATCTCGTTGTTGTTGTCACTCGCTGGAAGTGTAAAGCTCTGCGAGAAGTCGGTAAACACTTTAGCAATGTCTGCAATATCTTGAACACTAGACTTAACTACTATCTTCTCATCGTTAAATAAGTCTACCCTTTTATTGTTAACGTATATCTGTACCTTTCTCATTATATGTTGTAGTTTAAGGTTGGATTCGAGTATTTAAATGAAAGGTTGTAATTTATGTTTCTGTTGTTTATGTTCTTCTGTAATTCTAAGGACTTCGTGTCTACGTTTACTGGTTTGTCATCTAGTAGGATTTTCTCGCTCAGTAGTAGCTGTTTCATTACCTCGCTGTATGATTCAAACACCCATCCAGTATTAACAGTTATTTTATCCATTCCGTTAACGTTAAATACTTGTCTTACATTTCGCTTTACGTTGTAATCTATATCTTCTGGCATTAGGTTGTACTCAGAGTTTGACATTGTAAAGTTCTCTTGTGAAGCCTTAAAGAATACTAACCTTTGCCACGCTCCGAACTTGTTAACAAAGTCACAATTTATAGTCTCGTATTTACATTCGCTTTGAACGTGAAAATAGTAGGTATTTTGTACTACTGAGTCTTTGATAATTTCTAGCTTGTTACCAGTTGTTAGATACGATAAATGAACGTAAGGAATATAACCTACCTCATTGGCTAGTGTTATGGTTGTAGTAGTCCCTCCAGCTGCTAGGTCTGTGTATCTAGCCTCCCAAGTTACGGACTGGTCATCATAATAATAAACGCCTCCACTATTACCGACAGCGTTAACGTAGTAATCTCCATCGGATAAGAATTGTGTGTGCGCTGGATTCGCTCCTTCTGCATGGTATCCGAAACCATCAAAGCAAATGAAGTTGTAATCGAATGAAGCTAGTAGAAGTACTCCGTTACGATATACGTCTACATGGCAGTAAGCGTACTCGTTCACATTGGCTGCTGTGTCTGTTGTTACTTCTACGTAGTTGATATGTTCAATGAAGCCTCTGCAATATGGCGATATATCGAAATGACACTCTGTAATTATACTGCTTGGTATTGGTTTCTCAAGTATAAAGTTAGGAGTAGCTGGTTGTGTTGCTGGGTCGTTCCATAGGAATATCTCAGCTCGTATGTCATCATTAGCCACACCAGTAGCGCTTATTATCTTTGGACTTCTTACGTTTATTGGTTCTGACATTTTTAAGTGTTTAAAGAGCTTTCTATTAGCTCGTCAATATCTAGGTTAAATTTCTGTATTATCTCGTCTGGTAAGTTCTTAAATGCGTTCTCAAATGGTTTAGTAAAAAACATACTTGGAGCGATACCCTTGTTATAAATGCTTCGAGATATTAAAGTTGTTAAGCTCTTGTTGCTTATAAACCTTCCTTGATTATCTCTGCCTTGTATTCCTTTTCTTTCTATCCACTTAGAAATGGCTTCTCTTAGTCCTCCTTTTCTACCCGAACCACTACCAAATCTAAAAGGACTCTGTGGAGCTTTTGCGCTCGACCTCTTACCTTGTACTCCCTCATCTACGAAAGCTCCGTACTCTTCCATGTAGAAGCTCAAGCTAAACGAGTTCTTAAACACATCTAACTGATAACCTAGTGAGCCATACAAGTTGTTAGTATCTCGCTTACTAGATTTGCTCAGTCTGCTTCTGCTTTCCTTAATTACGTTCTTGGCGAACTTGCTTAGATATTTCTGTACCTCTTGCATTAGCAGATAGTCATATCGTTTTTATACAGTACGTTAAAGCTCAAAGCCCATCCAGCTAGGTAGTTCTCAAAGCGTTCTGTAAATGGCTCGAATGTAGGTTGTCCATCTAGCTGGTATTTATCTCCCCAGATGTCTCCTCGTCTTGCTCTTTCCATTAACCTCATCCCTACTGCAAACTGAGTATTAAGTACATCGTGTTCGTTATCGTTTCCTACAAACACGTCTTTCGTTTGTTCGTTGTTTATGTCTACTATGTCTGTGAGTATAATAGAAACCGAAAAGCTAACTACTGCACCTTGATGTAAAACGCTTCCAACCATAATATGCGATAGAGGAAAGATAGTCTGTTTGTTTAGGTCTACTTTAAATATGTCTCCCTCAGATACTGTGTTAACGTTTACGTCCTCTTCTAAGGCGTTTTTAAGTAGTGTTGTTATGTCGTAGAATGCTGTCATCTTTTTAGTGCTTTATTCATTAGGTTTCTTTCTAGTTGGTTTTTCTGTTTTATATAGGTTAGAAAATTAAATGCTTGGGAAGCTCTAATTTTTGTAACATCTCCGAACTTTCCAATATCTCCATCTGCGAGTGCATAGATTGAATGATACCATCCCCATTGTCTATTGAATTGTGCTTGTTCGCTGTAATCATCTCTTTCAGCTCTTGCTTCAAATAGTTGTGCGTAGCTTTCAATAGTTCGTTTCCTAAACGATAAAAAAAAACCAGCGAACCCATCGCAACATTCAACGGCATAAACTTCATGACCTCTGCGAACTCTTCTGTGCCATCGTAATCTCTTACCTCGTACTTGTCTTTATAGGTGTTGACTACTGGTCTGTAAAGAACTGCCATAGCTTTGTGCATCTCTTCCCAGTCTGTGGAGTACTTATCTAAATCTACATACTCTCCGAAAGTGATAGATTCAAGCGATGGTATAAAGCCGAAGTCTACACCCTCAAGTTTAAACCTAACTTGTATATCTTGCTCTACACTAAACAGCATATTCAAATGTTCGCTTATGTCTCTAACATCAGATAGCTTTATATTTGCCACCTCGTTGATTCTAACGCCACATAACGAGCTTACTGTACATTGTGCTAACTCATCGCCTTCGAGTCCCTTAGAAGCGCTTAAAAACGATTGATATTGTCCTAGAGTTATCTCGCTTAAATCTTCTGGAATTGTTATTGTTGCTTTCATTACTTATAAAACTAAATGTTTCTATTTTGTTATAAACCAAAAAAGCCCCCATCTCTGGAGGCTCTCTGTGTGTTATGATTTACTAAGATATCTTAGATTGTATTCTTTTTATAGCTGCTTCAAATTTAGCGTTATCACTGTATACCTTAGACCTCTCTTGCGCATAGTCGTACAAACCATGCTCGAAAGATGTACAGCAGATATGATGACTCCCACCCTTAAACGATGACCTGTATATTTCATATATATAATCTCTACCTCCCTTTTCAAATTTAACAATTACCTTATTAAACTCTGCTACGCCACCTCTAAATAGTGTTTCTGATTTTACCTTTGATTCTTCGATTAAATTCCTCATGATTCCTTTACTTTTACTTTGTTTGTTTCTGTTGGTACAAATATAAGCACATTGTTTGTATCTCACAAGTTATTCACAAACTTTTTTTAAATTATTTTTGATTTGCCCACTATGACTGAGATACAGAGCGAAAGTTTTTTTAGTAAATAAAGTACTTACCTCTATTTGGTTTCTCAAGCTGATATGTCACAGCGTACCTGATAGCATCTAAGGCGTGGTTGTGGTCATCTATTGGCGTGTTAGATTTACGTTCAAGCCAACAGTAGTTATTTAGCTCCTTAATCAACTCCTGAGAATCTGGACTTATCACTAGGTCGTAATCTTGTAGTATAGTTATTCCATGAGTTACTGAGCCTTGACCTTTCACAGCTGGAATTATGTTAAGTCCTTTTTGCTTTAGTTCTTTTATCAATCGAGGCTCTGCGCTATCTGCTATAATTAAGCTCGTACCAGCTACCTTTTCATTCACTTGGTGTATTTGGCTTGTGGTTAGGTTTGGCTTGTACAGATGAAGTCTAAGATATATCTTCTTACTTGCTTTGTCTACATTCGTCTCTACTAGCGTTGTAGGGTCTACTGAGAAACCGAAATCTTGACCATAAACAGAAGTACCTACTCGCTTAAATTCTCCGACTTCCCAGTTAGAGAATATCACGCCTTCAGCTTTAGATAACCAGCCTCCTAGTATTTGGTGCTTATACTTCTCTGGTCTTCTCTGTTTAATGTTCTCTACTTGCTTTAGGAAGCTCTCAGATAAGTTCTCTAAGTTGTCTAGGTAGGTAGTGTGTATGTATGTAGTATCGTCTTTGCTTATGTTGCTTCCCTCTTGAACTCCTCTAGTCTCAAAGAACTTCTGATAGATAAAATGTTCCTTTGTCGTTGGATTCATTATCATTATGACTCTGTTAGCTATTCCCTTCTGACGTACTGACATATCTATCGTGTCAAATACGTTCTCATCTACAAGCTCTTCCGCTTCATCTAGTACCCACGTTGTTACTCCTTGCAAAGACTTGAGAGAAGCTACTTGGTTTCCAGAGCTGGTTTTTATACCTCTGAATAGAATCTTAGAACCAGTCTGTATGTTTATGATTTCATCCTTAGTAATGTGAAACGCTTTCTCTAGTCCTAACATCTCAATCTTCTCAATGAACTCTGGAATAATAGATATACTCGCAGCTCTCAAAGTGTAACGTGTGAATAGTATCGTATGCCCTACCTCGCAAGTTAACATGCAAAGAATAGTATTAACAGCATACGACTTACCAGAGCCACGACCTCCAGTTACGATGAAGTAACGAGTAGGATTATTAAACTTTCGATAGACGTTCTTAATCCTCCCCATTGAACTTACGCATCACTTCATTAAAGTCTATTGAACTACTCAGCTCTCCTTTAATTTCTGATTCTGTTTTCTTAGGTACAAAGTACTGAGCATATTTAGCGAATAGGTCTAGATACTTCTCTGGACTCTTTGCGAGGACGTCATAGAACGCCTGCTGAATGTTTGGTACTTGACCTTCCAATGTCTGTATAAACATCTCTCTTGCTTCTGTTGTTAGTTTGTTCTCTGAGCCTTTAGGTCTACCACTAGCTTCTTTGTTTCCTTTTTTAAATGGCATTCTATGTTATTTTATGTTATTATAACTTAAAAATCCAGATTTGTTATAATGAGAAAAGCCCTCCGGTTATGGCAGGCTCTCTCTGTGTGTTTGTTTTTAAATTAGTAAGTATCATCTTTGATTAGTCCCAATAACTTGAGAAAAAAGAATGTTTTAATCTTATACTCTCTATATAATTTAGATACATACTCCGGCTCGTATCTACAGTTAAGCTCATCCTCCACCCTTTCGAATTCTTGCATTTCTCTCTCATCATCTAAAGAGAATAAATAATCAACTAATTCCTTACCTGATAATAATTCTAAATCTTTCATGTCCTTTACTTTTTTTGTTTGTTTGTGAGATACAAATATAATGGAACTTTTATAATAAACAACACTTTTATTAAAAAAAAATAAAAAAAAAGAGCTTCCATCTCTGAAAGCCCCTCTATTATTAACAATTATGATTATTCGTAAGTGTTGTAAATGTCTTTTAAGTCCTTTACACGTTGTTTAACACAACTTGAGCAGCTTGTAACCTCTACGCCTTTCTTCTGGAATACTCTAGCGTATATTGTCGCTAGTTCATAGTTCTGTGATTGGCTTACCATTCCATTTGAATTTGTAAAGAAACCATGCAGAAAAGTATACTCTGATTCTGTAAGACAAAGCGGTTGTTTTCTGAACCTCATCTTATTGAGTTTTTCTTTACGCTCATCACATCCGCAATCTTCCCCAGCTAGAAACTTTACAGCCTTTTTAATACCAGTAACTTCTGTTATTGCTTCTACTACATCTCCTAATCCAGTTGGTGCGTTCTCTGCGTGTTTCTCTTCTAGTTCTTCTTGAGTCTTAATAGGCTCATCACAAACCTCAGCAACTGCTTTCTCTGCATCTTGAATCTCTTTCTCTATTCTTGCAGCTTTCGCTTGTTCTACTGTTAAGCCTTGCTCAATCTCTTCAGGTGTTCTTCTAAATCTTTTATTTGCCATCTTTGTTCTTTTTTATTCCTTGTAAAGTTATCTCATTTGCTATTACCATGTTCAATATATCTCGCATTGCTACAAAGTTAGGGCTTTCGCTCTTCATCTCTTCAAGTAGCATTACTGTATAAATGTCTTTTTGATTGCTTAAAAATGCTTTAATCTCTTTCATTGTGTTTGTGTTTAAAGTTTATCGTAATCTTCGTTATTAAAGTCTTCGTAGTCTTCTCCTAGACGCTCTCTAAGCTGGTTCTTACAGAAGTTTACTGTATGGAATATATTTGTAACGCTGATTCGTGTGACTGTGCTTAATGCTCTCATAGACATTCCAGACTCAATGTACAAAGTAAATAGTTCTTTGTTGTATGGATAGCCTTCTTTATCTAAGTTGTTCAGCTCTTTGTATAGCTTCTCAGTTATTTTCGTGTAGCCTCCCTCTCTTTGTTCTTTGTAGTCTTCTGATTCGATAGCTTTGAACTCTGTAATATCGTAGAAAAAAAACTTACCTTTGTCTTTTAGGTAAGACTTGTACATGTTGTTTAGCACTCTCCAAATGTAGGACTTGCTAACTTCTCCTTTTTCGTTTATTACTTTCTCTCCAGCGTTGTAATGGTGTAACCTTAAATACATCTCTTGTACTATGTCATCAGCATGAGAAGTGCAGCCCATAGCTTGTAAGAATCTTAAATACTCTTCGTGATACTTTGATACTTTTTCTAGCCAGTCCATTAGTTTTTGTCTTTTAAGGTTGCTGTGAAATGGTCTAGGAACTCATCTTGAGTGATTTCGTTAACCATCAATGCGCTCGGCAAGTCGGTTAAATATATTACAATGTGATTTCCGTTCTCTTTTAGATATTCAATTATTGACTCAGCCAGTTCTACTGTATCTTTGCCGTAATCAATAATGTAAAACTTATCCTTCATTTCGTACGCTTTGAATTTATAGGTTGTCTGTTTAGCTGGTCGTACTCTTTAAGGATTGTAAGAATTTGATTCTTTAGGTTTATTGCTTCGATTGATTCTCTTGGATTCTGAATCTGTTTTATAAGTGCCACATTTCCACGTGTAAACTTATGCAAGTCTTGAACAAACCCAATAGAAGTCTCTGCGCTTCCGTTAGGTTTGCTCAAAATTGCCATTAATATTTCGTCACTAGAAAGGTAAGTCATTTTTTGCCTCTTCTATATGTGGACTATCTGACATTTCTACCTTGTCACATCTCCAATGGTTCAAACTGTTGTAGACTTTACCATTGTACTCTTGTCCTCTTATTGTAAACTCGACCTCTACAACATCTCCAACGTTATTAAACTTAATAAAGTTGTCTACGTGTTCTACATAGTCTGCTTTTTTGTACATTCCGAACTTCATTCTAGTTACATAGCCACTCTCTGACGTTGTGTCTACTACGTAATCTAATACAGCAGCTCCGTTGTCTAGTACTTTCTTTTCTGTAATCTCTGAAATTGTACCCTTTACTTTAAAATTTTCCATTTTTCTTTACTTTTTTTTGTTAATATATGAAACTTTTTTAATTAATTAACGTAGTGTTTAAAACTTACCACTTATCAACTTAGTGTTTTGTAGTATTCTCTAGCCATCTTTACAGCCGTTTTCATCTTCTCAATATCTTCATCTGTTAGAATAACCTTAAACGCTTTTAATCTCTTCTCTGTTGGAATCTTAGATATATCAAAGTACTCTATTACCTCTCTCTCTGTTTCCTCAGATACCTCTGCACCCTCTCCACGCTTCCAGCTTACTCTTCTCATTTCGTCAAGTATCAAGTTCTCTGGAGTAGGAACAAGGCAATAACATAGAAAGCTCTCAGTCTTACCAGTTAGCCACATATACGCCTTTAACTGCCATTCGTATACGCTGTTCTTTAGTTCAGTATCAAAGAATGGGAATGTAGCAGCAGACCAGCTAGATTTTACATCTATAACGCAGTCCTCTGTCAATACGTCTGGAGTACCTAGTACAAAATCATTCTCGAAATACTCATCATTCTTAAATAGAAAGTCTTTCTCTAGTAATATACTTGTAAGCTCGATAGAGGCGTTTTCTACTTCGTTACCTTTGTCTAAGTACTTAGAGTTTATCTCTTGCTTAATACCGAACTCACGCTCTAGATACAGCTCTGTAATGTAGCTCTTTGCTCCTTTACTTAGTTCTGGCTCTGCATCTCTCTTGAGTAGTAACGTATCTCTTAGCTCTGCTTGTTTCTCTGTTAGCTGAATCTTAGCTAGTAACCCATTTAAGGTTACCAGCTGTTTCTCTGTAATACTTGTTTTACTATCTGTTGCCATTAGCTTACCAAGCTGTGAGGCTCTTATCTTTAGCTCTTTCATAGTTCTATATTTTTAAAGATGTGTGCTATTACGTCTACTGTCCAGCCATCACCCAATAAACAAGCGGCATCATTTCTATTTAGAGAACTCGTATATCCTTCGGGAACTGTCTGTAGTCTTTCTAATTCTACCTGATTTAGTATTCTATTTCTAAATAGATTTAAGTCGGGAGTTTCAAAGACTATATTTACAAACCCTTTTTTTCTCCATCTTCTAAACCTTTTCCAATTTGTCGATTGAGGTCTACTCTCTGATTCAAGTAAGCAGTACGCCTTTTCTTTAGTAGTGTATCCACTCGTTAGTATGTCAGATAGCTTTACGTCTACTTTATCAGGAGCAGTTACGTTAGGGATGTTTGTCCAATAGAATCTATTCCTCATCTGTGCAGATACAACTTTTGAATTTATGTTTATTGGCTGTACACCGAGAATATTACTTATTATGTCCTGATGTTCTTTTTTCATTTTTACATTTTCAAGTAAGAAATACTTAGGTTTTGTCTCTTCAAGAAGTCTTGCGAACTCCCAAAATAAACCACTCTTTTCACCATACAGACCTTTGCGTTCTTTATTGGCTTGGCTAAAATCTTGGCAAGGACTACCACCAATTAATAAATCAATCTTAGGTAAATCTTTACCTTTTATTTTTGTAATATCCCCAAGTTGAATTGTGCATGGATAATTATCTTGCGTTACCTTTATTGCGTGACTTTTTATTTCACTTGCAAAGTAGTTATCATACTTAATCCCCAATTTGTTGAGTGCGATTTGTCCGCAACTCATTCCATCAAATAAACTTAATACATTCATTATCCTAGTCTTTTAAGTTGCTCAGGCGTTAACTTGAAGCCGTTAATAATTTGCTCTTTTTTGATTGTGCCTTTCTCGATTGCTGCAAGAGCTTTCTCGAATCTATCGTTTGATAATGGCTGTTTCTCGAATCTATCGTTTGATAATGGCTGTTTAGCTGCGTCTGTATCTACATCTGTCACAATGCCGAGCATAGAACTCAAAGCATAGCGTCTGAAGTAAGTAACTCCACTCCCAGATGACTGGAAAATATTCATACGACTAGCTTCATCTTGTGGAATCTCTGTGAGGCTTTCGATAGTCTCTCCAGTTTCTACATGGAATAAAATGGTCTGTATTGAGTTACCTTGTAGTAACTGAGTAAATCCTAGTCCATGCTTTTCTAAAAGCGGATTGATAACCTCAAAGATTGTAGGCAAATCTGCGTACTGGTAGTTATGACCTTTCGTTGCTTTTGCAATTACTGGACATTCTTGTTGGAAAGCAGCTAGACTCTTGTAAATGCTTAGCTTTCTCTTCTCTAATTCTTCGTTAAATGTGTTCATAATTTTTGTTTTAATTATTTCTGTAAATATAGCAATAACATTTAATAAAAATCATTGAAATGCTTTTTATTTTGATGTTATGCTTAATTAACAGACCATAGCGTGGCAGGGGTTCTGTGAGCTTTTGGGTTTTTCACGTTGCCAAAACCGATAGATTTTATTATCTTATTTTTTTTAGCCATTACAAAAATTGCACCCCACGCTCTTCTGCTTGGAGGTTCTGGGACTATGCCTTCAGATGCTACCCTTACATCTTCAGCCATAAACTTATCGTTCTCTTTAATGTATTCAAGTAAAAAAGAATAAGCTAAAGAACCCCAGCTCTCACATTTGATTTCTGCATTTTCAAAAGATTGTTCAATACCTAAATCTCTTAACTTGTTCCCTTCAAATAAATTTAATTCTTCGTTAAATGTGTTCATAATTTTTGTTTTTTGTTTGTAAATATACTATTTATTCTTTAAATTTTTAAGTTTTTGCTTGTATTTTTTTATAATTTCTTTCACTTGTTCTCTTGTAGGCTTGTATTCTTGATGAGCTAGTTGGTGCAAATAAAACAATCTATCTGCTCCTATTCGTTTTTCTATACCTATTTGATACTCTATAAGGTTTCCATGTCTGTGCCTATTACAAAAGACACATTGACCATGTACGTTGTCTTCGTGGAAAGTTACATTTTTGTGACCTCCAGAGCTAAAATAGTGCCCAGCATCAAACTTACCTACTAGCAATCTGTTACAGCTTATGCAAGGCTTGTCTTTGTCTCTCTCTCTTATGAAAGCATTAAACGCCTTTTGTGCTTCCTTCATTAAATCTGAAACAGTTTTAAGCTCTTCCTTCTTTGCTTTCTTTTCCTTGCTCCATTTTTTTAAGGCTTTCTTTTGTAGCTCCTCGTAATATTTGTCGTTACATGGATTCTCTATGCAGTACTTTCTATTAAAGGATACTGGCTTAAATTCGTCTCCGCAATTTTTACATTTTGGCATTATGATAATGTTTTAAATTGTGCGTGTGGTCTTAACTTTTTCATGCTTCTCAAGTCTCTAGCTCTTACTTTAGAGTAAACCTTTTCTATTAAGCCTTTTATCAAATGCTTGTTTTCTATCTTAACTGGAAACTCGAAGTAATCTATTTCTATAATGTAGTATTCGTCAGCTAGTTTCTCCAGCGTTCCAATAATTTTGCCATCGCTTAATATCTCGCTTTGGTAGTCTGTCAATTTGTTAAAGTAAATCATAATTTAAAAATCTTCGTTTATAAATGTACTCAAATCTGCTAAAGGTTTCTTTTGTGGCTCTGCAAATTTCTTTTTGCCGTCAATAAATTCATAGAAAGCTCCTTGTTTTATGTCGTATTGCAAAGAAGTTAAGCCTTGAACTCCTACTATTTTAGGCTTTGCCTTGTTTATTTTAATGTCTGTGACGCTACTTCCAAACTCTCTATGCACAATTATAATACTTTTGCCGTTGTTTGCCCATTCAGAGCCTCCTTTTAAATCGTGCATGTCTGGCATTTGTGTTTTACCATCTACTTTTTTGCCGCTTTTAGGATGTATAATTGTATGGAAGTGCAAAGCGTTACGTTCTGCTAGTTCGTTTCTAAAGCTCAAAGTATCCTCTAGCCATTGGTCGTATCTTAAAAGTCCTACATCGTGCTTCATATAGTTCCAGCTATCAATCACAGCTGAGAATATACCTAGCTCTTTTTTATTGTCTGCTGAGAACTGCCAAAACTCTTTAGGAGTTAAGGCTTTTGAGTTATTGGCTTTCTTTGGGTCTAGTATTTTAAAGAACTCAAGAACAATAGGTAAGTAATGGTCTAGTTCTTCTGAAGTCACTCTATTTTCAATTAGTCTTTTGTTACCTTCTGAATCAATATAAAACTCTTCAAACTGTTTACCACTCATTTTGTGTATTAGCTTTCCTATAATCTCCTCAATAGTACCAGCGTCTGGCATGTGGATAAGGTGCTTATGTCTGTAATGCCTTGAACAAAATTTTAAACAGTCTAGAAGTACCTCTGTTTTACCGCTGCCTGGAAGTCCAGACCAATCTGTGCAGCCTCCTTCTTTGATACTATACAAACTTCCTAGCGTGTTGAATCCTAAGTAGTATGTAACGCCTCCACCAGTATGGTAGTAATCCTTTAGTCGTTCTTTTATTTCGTTTTCCTTTACAATGTCCATAATTTAGCCTTTTTGTTTATGTTCCAAATTTAACCTTTTTACTCTATCTTCCAAAGATTCTTTTATAGGTTCAATAGGTTTTGTATATCGTTCATTCAAATATTTGAGCGTATTGGTTAAGGTAGATTTCCAGTTTTTAATAGGTCTGTTAATTCCGTTTCTGTTTATACTCCAGTCATTATCTACCCATGAATAGTACCTAAGTTTTACATCTTCTGGACATACGTTAGGCTTTCTTTTCAATGCGTGTTTTAAGTACTCTTCGACACTAGGTACTGAGTCTTTATTTACATTATTTACATTATATACATTATTGTTAGTTGTTGTTCGTTTGTTGTTCGTTTGTTGCTGGTTTGTTAGTTCGCTTGTTAGCAGTTGATATTTTAGATAGTTAACTACTTGAATCTTAGTGCCTTTCGAAGTTGAAACGCTTGTTATTTCGTTTGTTGATTTTAGACGTTTTATACTTGTGCGAATTTGTTGCACACTTAGTCCAGTTTGCTGAGATAAAACACTCAGACCAGTAACCAGCTCCCCAGCTTTTATAGTTGTACCTTTGTACTTTCTTTGCTTGTGATTTGCTTTTAATAGTAAATACATAAACAGCCTAAAAGTATTGTGGTCGTCAAACCACTCCCACTCTAAAATTTGTCTATGAATTTGGATGTATCCTTTCATTAGTTATAATTATTAAATTGCTGCTGCAAGTTAATAAAATCTGTATAACTTTGACAATTTAAAAACTGTTGCTCAAATGTGTATACGTTTAAATCTGCCTTTAGCTCGTTTTCTATGAGCTTAAAGTCTTCGTATTTCTTGAGAGTGTTATAGTGCTTACGCATATAGATTGCCCAGTCATGCTTACGCCCAAACATCTTACCAGTTTCTGTAAGATTCAAGCCCTCCTCTTTCAGCATATTGCAAATAATAGCTCTAGTGTAGACTATCTCTCTCGCTCTGTTTGGCTTTTTTAGCTCTTTCCCTTCAATGTACTCTTTGATTTTCTGGATTTTTGTATTCATTTATTTTGATTTTATAGTTAACAATTCTGCTCTTACGTTTTGGAACACTTCGTTAAATGTAGCACGTTGCGCTGGTTGTATTGTTTTAGCGATTCTAAGCGACTTTATCTTACTCGCTGGTATAAATACATTGTCAATATCAGAAGTGTCGTTAGAAGCGTTAAAAAACGCATGTATCTTTTTATTGTTATTCATGTCTATAAGTATTTGTGTAATCGTTCATAATCTCTCATCGAGTCAAACTCCATATCTTCGTTGCATGGCTCTTTCTCTGGTATCGCTCTAGTCTCGTGTTCAATGTCGTAAGCTAGATAATCTGTTAAAGGTAAGTCTTCAATGTACTCGTTACCAATCATCCACAAGTTTGTCTG